GATCCACATCCGCATTGCTCTCATGAACCGCTTCTCCGCCCTCGGCACCGCCGAGATCGTTCGCGTCAGCTGAGTTCAGCGGGGAAAGGGGCAGCTCACGCCGCTAGCTGAGTTGCGCAACAACGCCACATGCTGGGTTCAGAGGCGCAGCTGCGCAGCAAGCGTGAATTGATCGAGCGGTTCATCGAACAGCATATGCCGAAGGCACATGACAGCGGCGCCAGTGTCGAAGAGACCTTTCTGGCCTTCTGGAACGACGAGCGGATTAAGGCGATGGAAGCCGTTTGCGCCGAGGAGGGCATTGCACCGGCGGCATTTCAGCGTTTGGTGGAAGACTACCAATTCACCGGCAAGCCGCCCTTGCGAGAAGCAGTAATCGATGTGCTGGAGCAAAAGCCAAGGATCCTTGAACGCAAAAAGATCACCGAGCGGATCATCGAAAAGTTGCTTGGGCTAGTCGCGACGTTCGATGATGGGCTGGGAGGGATATGACGAAAACGGCGGGAAACGGGCAATGAGAATGCCGCAGTGCGTCCGCAAGAGTTGGCGATAGCAACCGTTCGTCATCCACAGCGTAGAGATTGCAACGCGCAAGCACTAGTCGTTCGTGGCGCTGCCCTGGAGTGGCAGAAAAACCTGCAAGGCGGCCGTTGCAGCCTCGAAAGTGGATCAGTGCACACGAGGCCCCCAGCGAGTGTTGATAAGATGGATTTCCAGCCAGTCCGCCAGCTTTTCCGCATTTGAGATCGCCGTAAAAAGCTGCTCTCGTGAAACATGGACGGCAGGATTAAGAAACGAAAGGTTCTGCATCTCGCGATCATTGAACATGGCGCGATCCACTTCGCTCATGAAGAAATGGTAGCCGGGCGTGTCAGCATCCACCCTGCCATGAGTCACACGCATTGAAGTTATGTCCTCCGGGTGCTGGTCGCGGTTCCTTGCAAGGATGACATGCTCGATAAGATCAAGATCGGCCGGGCATTCCTTTCGCACGATGGCCGAAACCTGCTCGAAACAAATCAAGTAGCCATTGAGGAAGCCCTTCCTGAAAGCCTTCTTGCGGTCGGCTTCGTCCCAACGAACGCCCAGCTGTCGTTCCCAAGTTTTGAAGTAGAGCTGCAATGAGGGCGAGAGCATCGACAGGCAGGTGCGGCCAAGCACCTCAAGCGCTTCAGATGCCTCGATCCATTCGACGAGGTAGGCCGGTTCGCCATCCTCACTGTACGGCGGATTGTCGAAGGGCGGCGCGCCCTGCTCAATCGCCTCCATCGTCTGAATGAACGGAGCGGCTGCCGTGGAGTAGAACTGGCGAATGAAGCGGGTACGCTCTTTGAAGAAGAACAAGACGTCCATGATGCTGTCGACCTCAGAGGATCCCATCTGTATTTGTTTTCATAGCGGATTGAGCGTCAAGATGGCGCGCTCGAAAGACATGCCATTCCTGTCGGTAAGACTCCGGTCCGGTGGCATGAAGAACCGGCCCGGTAAGGTCGCCGGTCGGCCACCCGATGCGATTTGTATTGTTGCACGACGGGTGAAACATGCCGATGGTCGGTAAGCGCGACGACTTGGCCCTATGCGGCGAGGCTTGACGGCTGCGAATGCCGCCACGGCATGAGGTACTCGATGCGGTTTCTTGGGTGGCCGTCGAGAAGGGAACGGACAGTGTTGGTGAAACAAAGCCGAGAGATTTCCCACATCTAAGTTTAGGCCGATCATCGCGTTGTGATCCACAGCGAAAGCATAGCCCTTTTGCCCTGCCATTCGCCACCGACTCGAATGAACCCCGAGCGTTCGAGGTTGTTACGCATTGTGTTGCTGTCCGTCGTGGCGAAGGTGGGCACGGTGATCTTCTCGGCAATGGCTGCGATGAGCCTTCCGGAGAGTCGCTTTCCCTGCATGTCGGGGGCAACCACCACATAGCCGAGTTCAGAGGCAGCCTCGAAGCCAGTAATCGGCGTGCCAGCCTTGGCAAAACTTTCGCGACGATAGGTTGCGTTAGGCCGCTTCCATGCTGCCGCGGCAACGATCCGATCTGTGCTTGCCTTGCGCAGCAGCGCAACGTACCGGGTCCGCTTGAGCCGCGCGAGGAGCTGGTCGACGGTTCCGGCAACAGCCTTCCCACCAACAACAAGCTGTGCGACTGTGCTCTGATCTCTAGACGCGAGATCTTCGAAGCTACCGGACCAAAGATAAAGGTCGTGAACCATACACGTCTCCCGAGACTACTATTTGGATTAGAGTTGAGCTTTTTCCTTGTGTCATCGCACCGACAGGCTTGTTGCGACGGACCAGACTTGGACCCCATTCACCTCAAGTTCAATTCTGCGCTTCGTTTCTGGATGGAGCGGAGACGAAAAGAACACGTAACGATTTCGCTCCGCCCGAGTCGCCAACTTCATCAAATCTTTCTTCAGTTTGTTATTGTTGCGCGGATCGACTGCGGCGAAGGTTTCAGCGCCGACTTGCCCCTCAGTAATGCTCATTATGTCGAGAGGGTGAGACATGTATGCTCCCGGTGCAATCACGTATCCTGGCTCTTCTGGATGGAGATCAAACAACAATCTCGCGGCTTCAAGGGCTACCAGATAAGTTGCCGTCTGATTGACCTGTTCGATTACATTCAGCGCGTGGCCTGCGAATGGATGAACGCCCACGGGGTCGAACTTAAACGCACGAAACAGCTCCATCGGGCTGCCTGAATATTGTCTGATCCAGCGGTATGTCCGTTCGGCGGAGGAGTAAATTGCTTCCAGATGCACATCTATTTCCTGCTTGCCGTGTACGGTGAGATACTGCGCCACGCCTATTCCTTTTCTTTGCCGTCCAACCCTACGGCCTGCAAAGCAGCCAAGGCAAGTTGAACGTCCGACTTGCCTCGCACGACGGGCTTTACCCGATTGACCTCGCTGCATCGAGCATTGCCGCCCGGTCTGGGGAAGCCATCTTACATATGGGTGTTCCCTCGACCGACGGGTCTAGGCCGTGAGCTGACACAATCCCCCCTGCCGATGGTTCCTCCCCAGCCCCGAACGTATGCGGGGGGGCGCAGCGCGGCGTTTCGCTAGCGACAGGCAGTTTCACCGGGGAAGCCAGGCGGAATCCACCTGACGGGTGATCTTGGGAAAAGTGACCCATTATCAAAGGGTTGCGGAATCACGATCTTGACGCGCTGGATTCTTTGCGGAATCCAGGGAATCCAGTTTGCGGAAGCCACTTTGCCGGAAGCCAGCCAGCGGAAGCCACTTACAGGGAAGCCATTGAATCCGCGTGCATTTTTCATTTGACAAAGCTGCCCCCCTTGACCTACCCATTGATCATCGAAGAATTGCGCCCGGAGGACACCCCTCGCGGGCGTTTTTCATTTCCCCACATCGCGGATCCTGATCGTGACGCTGGCAGCGCCCAGCGCGCATCGGCATGTCCGCTCTGCCCTACATGAAAGCATCCTGATGGACCTGGTCTTTGCGCCGAGCCAGATTGAAACCTGGCCGATCGACAGGCTGCGCCCCTATGCCCGCAATGCTAAGATCCACGGCACGGACCAGGTCGCCAAGATCGCCGCCAGCATGGCCAAGTTCGGCTGGACCGTGCCCTGCTTGGTGGCCGACGGTGGCGAGCTGATCGCGGGGCACGGCCGGGTGTTGGCCGCCATCATGCTGGGGATGAAGGATGTGCCGGTGATCCGGCTCGGCCACCTCGACGAAGCCGAGCGCCGGGCGTACCGGATCGCCGACAATAAATTGACCGAGCTGGGCGAATGGGACGAGGCGATGCTACGCGACGAGATCGCGGGTTTGCTGGCCGAGGATTTCGACCTGTCGCTGCTTGGCATCGCCGACGAGGATCTGGACGCCCTGCTGCGCGATCCGGATCAGGCCGAGGGCGGTGCCGTCGAGGGCGAAGATGACATTCCCGAACCGCCGGTCACGCCCGTTTCGGTTGGGGGCGACCTTTGGCAGCTGGGGTCGCACCGTCTGATCTGTGGCGACAGCACCTCCGCCGATGTGGTCGGGCGGCTGCTCGGCGATGTTCGCCCGCTGCTGATGGTCACCGACCCGCCTTACGGCGTGGAGTATGACCCAAGCTGGCGCAACCAGGCAGGAGCGGCCAAGACCAAACGCACCGGCAAGGTGTTAAATGACGACCGTGCCGATTGGCGCGAGGCTTGGGCGCTGTTCCCCGGTGATGTCGCCTATGTCTGGCACGGCGCGCTTCACGCGGCGACGGTTGCTGAAAGCCTATTGGTTGCAGGTTTTGCCATTCGCTCGCAGATTATCTGGGCCAAAGATCGGCTGGTGCTCAGCCGCGGCGATTACCACTGGCAGCACGAACCCTGCTGGTATGCGGTGAAGAAGACCGGCAAGGGCCACTGGGCCGGGGATCGCAAACAGACCACCTTGTGGCACATCTCCGGCAAGGATCAGGATGCCGACACTGTCCATGGCACCCAGAAGCCGGTGGAATGCATGCGCAGGCCGATCCTGAATAATTCCAGCCCTGGACAGGCGGTCTATGAGCCGTTCATGGGATCCGGCACCACACTGATCGCGGCAGAAACCACGGGCCGGGTGTGCTTCGGGATCGAACTGAACCCGGCTTATGTCGATGTCGCCATCGAGCGCTGGCAGCAGTTCACCGGTGCCAACGCCCTGCTGGCCGACACCGGAGAGAGTTTTGCCGACCTCAAAGCCAAAAGGCTGGCGGCATGAATGCGCCAATCCTGCCGGGCCGGATTGAACACTGGCCCCTCGCCCGGCTTAAACCCTACGCCCGCAACGCCAAGACCCACGACGCCGACCAGGTGGCCAAGATCGCCGCCAGCATGGCCGAGTTTGGCTGGACCGTGCCGGTGCTGGTGGCCGTCGATGGCGAGTTGATCGCGGGCCATGGTCGCGTCCTGGCCGCCGCCCACCTCGGCATTTCCGAAGCGCCAGTCATCGTGCTGGGCCATCTGACCGAGGCGCAGCGCCGGGCCTATCGCATCGCCGACAACAAATTAACTGAGCTGGGCGGCTGGGATGAGGGCCTGCTACTGCAGGAATTGCATGCGCTGTTGGCAGAGGATTTTGACCTCGGGCTGATTGGCATCCTAGAGGATGAGCTGGAAGCTTTGCTGGCGGACGCTGACGACCGCCCGGCAATTTCAGACGATGCCGCCGATTCCATCCCCGAGCCACCCGCCGATCCGATCACCAAGCCGGGCGACATCTGGGCGCTGGGCAAACACCGGCTTTGCTGCGGCGACGCAACGGATCCTGCCGCCGTGGCCCAGCTAATGCAGGGCGAACAGGCGACGCTGATGTTTACCTCGCCACCCTATGCCCAGCAGCGCGACTACGGCGCGGCCAAGGAAAAGGTCGGCGATTGGGATGCGCTGATGCAGGGCGTGTTCACCACCGCGCTGGTCACGACCGACGCACAGCTGCTGGTCAATCTGGGCCTCGTGCACCGCGACAGCGAATGGCAGCCCTATTGGGAAGGATGGGTGGAATGGATGCGCAGCTCTGGCTGGCGACGGTTTGGCTGGTATGTGTGGGATCAGGGCCCCGGTTTGCCGGGCGATTGGAACGGCCGCCTGGCCCCGTCGCACGAGTTCATTTTCCACTTCAACCGCGCCCCGCGCAAACCGCACAAGACCGTCCCGTCCAAGCACGCGGGCGAAACCCTCGGCGGCGGTGGGCTGCGCGGGGCCGACGGCAGCGTCCACGCCAAGACCGGAACCGGCAACGCGATCCAGAGTCATCGCATCCCCGACAGTGTGTTCCGGATCATGCGCCACAAGGGCGGGTTGGGCGCTGCCGGATCGCACCCGGCCGTGTTCCCGGTTGCGCTGGTCGAGGCAGTCCTGACGGCCTTCAGCGATCCAGGCGATCTGATCTATGAGCCGTTCTGCGGCTCCGGCACCCAGATCGTCGCCGCCGAACGCGCTGGGCGACGCTGCTTCGCGATGGAACTGGACCCGGTCTATTGCGACGTCGCCGTGCGGCGCTGGGAGTTCGCGACGGGGAGTTTGGCAGTATTGCAAGGCTGTTGATGCCGCAGCCCAGAGAAATACGGGGAAATCATAAGGCATGGACGCACTGGACGATGGACGCGGCCAAGAACTGCATGTGCCATTGCAGATGGTAAAATCGGGTATTTGTTTCACCTCAACCATTTTTTTGGTAGGCTGTCTCGCATATGAGTTGGAAACGAAAATGGGAAAAAACAAAAAGAGCACTCCCCCGGACGACGATCTGGAAGCACTGCAACAGTATATTGTGCAGCTCGAGGGGGCGCTGGCTGATTATGCACAACGTTTCGGTCTAACCGACAAGGCGCGTGCAGCTCTGAGCTTTCACTCCACGCATAGAGAGCCACGCCGGTAATTCCAACCGGGGGACTGGCGCGCTTCGTCTCACTCAGCGGTTGGAGTTTCAGGTAACACGCTAATATGCGGAGCTCCACCCAACCGATAGACCCGCCCTCTCCTCTCCTCTTTTGCCGAGGACACAACCAGCCCCAGCTTCTTGCCCAAAGCACCCGACATGGCACCCCTCGCGGAATGTGCCAACCAGCCGGTTGCGGCGACGATCTCGTCCATCGTGACACCTTCGGGTCTCTGAAGCAGAGAAATCAACATGGCCTGCTTTGTCCCGCCGCGTGGATTGGGCATCCTTGATGCGGGTAGCTGGACGGCGTTTTCGCGGATCGCGACCACGGTTTTCACCACCGCTGGTTCAATTCCGATGGCCGACAAGCCAGCGTCGGTCACCACCAGCGTGGTGCCATGGCCATCGCCGGTTTCGCGCCAAAGCGGTTCGCTGCGCCGCAGGTTGGCGTCGACCTCCTGCAGCCAGCCGTGTTCGATCATCCTGTTGACGGCCATCTTCGCCGCCGCACCGGCCAGCCCTTTGGGCAGAGGCAGGGCGATGTTTTCCGGGCGCTGGGCCCCGGCGCTAAGGATGATGGTCTGGGTTTCGGTCAGCTTGGTCATGGCGGGTTCCTCTATTCGTCGTTGGCGGCAAGGAAGGCGGTGATGCGCGACATCAGGTCGTTGTGGCCGTCGGCATCCGTGCCGATGATCACGTCACCATCGTCATCACGTTCCAGATCGGCGATCTCGCGCAGCAGGGCGATGGCGTCATCGCAGGCGGCCAGACGTTTGGCCTCCCATGCGGCGGTGAGGGCGTCCTGTTCAATCTGGTGGCGCTGGGCGGGATCAAGCGGCATGTTCACCCTCCTTGAAGGCGGCGTCGGTGATTTGGCGCAGCAGGCTGGCGTAATGGTTCAGGGTGCCGACATGGCCCCAGTTGACCTCGTCGGGGCTGGTCTCGAAGTGGTCGTCGCTCAGGGCCTTCAGGCGCTCCAGCATCGCGTCGATCTGGAACTTGGTGGTCATGAAGGCGTCGAGGGCGTTCGACCGGTTTCTCGAACCGGTGGCGAAACCGGTCTCACCATTGTCGATGGCGCGGCGGGTGGTCATGACGGGTGTCCTTTGGGTGAGTTGCATCGTTTCTATGTAATCACCATCGCTCCAGCGGGGCGGCTAGTGTAGGTAAATCCAAGCAATATCAGTGCTTTCTGATTACACTCCGGGCGCATCGGCTTGCGGCACCACATGCACCCACTGGCATCCGATCCACATGTAAAGATGCGCGAATTCCCGCGTCGGGCGGGACAGGATGCGGGGATCGCGGGGCGGGCTGAAGCAATCCAGCGCCTCGGGCGTGACCTGCCGGATTTCACGGGCGGAGAGGATATCCTCGGGCTTCCAGCGCGCCAGCGCGGGCAGCATGTGGGCGGGATAGCCGTCAAAATGCACGTAGACATGCGCCCATTCCTCGGGGCCGAGCTGGATGGCGATTTGTGCGCGGGTGCTCATCGTGCCACCTCAAATCAGCTGCAGATCGACCAGCACAGCGCTGGCGGCGGCCAGCTGCGTGGTCGGCAGGTCGATCTTGAGGTGCGAGAACAGGTCCGAGCAGTCAGCCTTGATCCCGCCCTCGCGCAGAGCGGCCTCGATCACCTCCGCCACCAAGCTGGGGCGGCTGCGGTCGAGGTTTTCCGGCAGCGTGTCGATGTCGATGCGGATGGTGGTGGTGGCCATGGTCATGATCTGGTCTCCGATCCGGGGGTGATTTCCTGAAACCAGAATCGCTCTACGCAGGAGTGTAATCAACTGAATAGTCACATTATTTTCGTTTAACTTCAATATCTTGAGGTCAGTCGCAGCGCCATGGAAGGTATGTCCGAGCGGGAGTATTCCGCCCATTCCGGCCTCTCGCGCGGGGCCATCCAGAAGGCGCGCCGCGCCAGTCGGTTGGTGGTCTACAGCGACGGGTCAATCAACGCCGCCGCGTCAGATGTGCGCCGGGCCGAGATGACCGATCCGGACCAGCAGCGGCGCAGCACGGGTGGCGACAGCGGGTTCAGCGGTCCTGCAGACAGCTCATCTTATCTGAAGGCCCGCACTGCGCTGACCGTCTACCAGGCGCAGGACAAGCAGCTGGGCATCCAGAAGAAGAAGGGCACGCTGGTCGACCGGGCCCGGGCGGAAGCGCTGGTGTTCCGGTTGGCCCGACAGGAACGCGACACTTGGGTCACCTGGCCCAACAGAGTGGCAGCGCTGATGGCGGCCGAAGTGGCCTTGGGAGTGGAGAAACAAACCGGAACGCCGGTGATCATCGAGGCCGCGATCCTGCAGAGGGTGTTGGAAGCCCATGTCAGACAGCACCTCGACGCCCTCGCCGATCTCAGGGTCAGCCTCGGATAGCGATGACCTGACCGCAGATCTCGACCTTGGCTTTGACGGGGCCGAGGACATCCTGCGCTCCTGGCGCAAGGGGATGCGTCCCGACCCAGACCTGACCGTGTCGGAATGGGCGGATGAACACCGCTGGCTGTCGTCTCGCGGTGCGGCCGAACCCGGGCGATACCGGACAGCGCGCGCGCCCTACCTGCGCGAGATCATGGACGCGCTGTCGCCGCGTCATCCGGCGCAGCGTGTGACCTTCATGAAAGCGGCACAGGTCGGGGCCACAGAGGCTGGCAACAACTGGATCGGCTTTGTCATCCATCATGCGCCGGGGCCGATGCTGGCGGTCTTGCCATCGCTGGAACTCGCCAAACGCACGTCGCGGGGCCGTCTTGATCCCCTGATCGCGGACAGCGCGGCTCTGCGCGAACGGGTGAACCCGGCCCGGTCGCGCGACGCGGGCAATTCAATGCTGTCGAAGGAATTCCCCGGCGGCATCCTGGTGCTGACCGGTGCCAACAGCGCCACCGGCCTCCGATCGATGCCTGCGCGGTATATCTTTCTCGACGAGGTAGACGCCTATCCCGCTTCTGCCGACGAGGAAGGTGATCCGGTAACTCTGGCGGAAGCGCGGACCACCACCTTCTCGCACCGGCGCAAGGTGTTCATGGTCTCGACCCCGACGATCCGGGGATTGTCGCGTATTGAACGGGAGTTTGATGCCAGCGACCAGCGGCGGTACTTTGTGCCCTGCCCCCATTGCGGCGCAATGCAGTGGCTGCAGTTCGAACGCCTGCGCTGGGACAAGGGACTTCCCGACACCGCCGCCTACCACTGCGAGGGCTGCGAAAAGCCCATCGCCGAGCATCACAAGACGCAGATGCTGGAGCGGGGCGAGTGGCGGGCGACGGCAGTGTCGGCCGATCCGCATTCCATCGGCTTCCATATCTCGGCGCTTTATTCGCCCTTGGGCTGGAAAAGCTGGCAGCAGATCGCGCGCGAATGGCTGGCGGCGCAAGGCTCGGAAGAGATGCTGCGCGTCGCGCGCAATACCCTGCTGGGTGAGACATGGGTGGAGAGCGGCGACGCACCGGAATGGCAACGACTGGCGGAACGCCGCGAAAGTTACGCCGGTGTGCAAATCCCCGTCGGCGGTCTGTTCCTGACCGCTGGCGTCGATGTGCAGAAAGACCGGATCGAGGTCGATGTCTGGGCCTGGGGCCGGGGTTTGGAGTCCTGGCTCGTCGATCACATCGTCATTGCCGGTGGCCCCGACGATCCGACCTGCTGGGACAAGCTGACAGCTTTGCTCGGTCGGACATGGACCTGCGCCAATGGCGCAGTGATGCTGTTCGGCAAGCTGGCCATCGACACCGGCTATGAGGCCCCGGCGGTTTACGCGTGGGCGCGGAAGCAAGGAGTCGACCAAGTCGCCCCGATCAAGGGTTTGGAAGGCTTCAACCGCGCCACGCCGGTGTCGGGGCCGACCTTCGTCGACGCCACTATTGGCGGCAAGCGTCTGCGCCGGGGCGCGCGGCTCTGGTCGGTGGCTACGGCGACGTTCAAGACAGAAACCTACCGCTTTTTGCGGCTGGAACGCCCCTCGGACGAGGACCTGACGCTGGGCGTGCTCGATGCCCCCGGCACGGTGCATTTGCCCGACTGGATCGACACCGAATGGCTGAAGCAGCTGGTGGCCGAACAGCTGGTCACGGTGCGCAACAAGCGCGGCTACGCCCACCCCGAATGGCAGAAAATGCGGGAACGCAACGAGGCGCTGGACGCCCGCGTCTACGCGCGGGCGGCAGCATGGATCATGGGCGCGGATCGCTGGGACGAGGCAACCTGGCGGCGGCTGGAAGCGCAGGCAGGGGTGGAAACCCGACCGCCAGTCGTCCCGGCAGCTGTCGGAGTTGAGGCCTCAGAACCGACCACACCCACCCCGCCCAAGGCTGGGACGCCAACCACGCCACGGCGCAAACGCCGGGCTTACACACCGAACTTCATGAGGGACTGAAATGGATCTGGAACGGATGCGCGCCCTGTTGGCAGCACTTCAGGAGGCCCGTTATGCGGGCGTCCGCTCGGTCAGCTATGACGGCAAATCGATCAACTATGGCTCGGACGCGGAACTCGCGAATGCCATCAGCGATCTGGAAACCCGGATCTCCACAGCCACGACCGGCACCCCGCGTCGTCGGCGCTGGGGCACGGTCGCCTCAAAGGGTCTGTGATCCATGGCATTCGAGGCTTTCCGCCAGCGGCTGGGGTCGATCATCGGCGGTTTCGATGCTGCGCAGGCCCATCGTCGCCTGCGCGGATTCCGAGCATCCCGTGCCCATGTGAACACGCTGATCGCCGCTTCGGGCGACACGATCACCGCCCGTGCCCGCTGGCTGGTCCGCAACAACGGCTATGCGGCGAATGCGGTGGAAAGCTTCGCCAGCAATGTCGTCGGCGATGGCATCAAACCTTCGTCGACCATCGCAGATGCCGCCAAGAAGGAAGAGTTGCAGGCGCTGTGGCTGGCATGGACCGACGATGCTGACGCCGAGGGTCTGACGGATTTCTATGGGCTGCAGCGCCGGGCCGCGCGCGAGGTGTTCCTGTCGGGCGAAGTGTTCATCCGCATCCGTCCGCGCCGGGCCGAGGACGGCCTGACCGTGCCGCTGCAACTACAGATGCTGCCCGCCGAAATGCTGCCCTTGGACATGAACCGCACCCTGCCCGGCGCGGGACTGATCCGGCAGGGCATCGAGTTCGACGGCATCGGCCGCCGCGTCGCATATCACTTCCTGCGCCGCCATCCCGGCGATCTGACAGATCCCGGCCTCGCGGGCGAAACCGTCCGTGTCGCGGCGGCAGACGTGATCCATGTCCTCGACCCGGTGGAAGCGGGCCAGCTGCGCGGCGTGTCGCGATTCGCCGCCGCCATCGTCAAGCTGTTCACGCTGGACCTCTATGACGACGCCGAACTGGAGCGGAAGAAAATCGCGGCGATGTTCGCGATGTTCATCACCTCGCCCGCGCCAGAAACCCCGCTGGAACCGACCGAGGAGGATCTGGAGGTCGAACCCGGCCAAGTGGTGCGGCTGGATCCGGGCGAAGATGTCTCGACACCCGCAACGCCAGACTCCGGCGGCACCTACGAGCCGTTCCAGTACCGGACCCTGCTGCAGATCGCGGCCGCGCTGGGCGTCCCCTACGGCTATCTGACCGGCGATACGGCCAAGGGCAACTTCTCCAACACGCGGATCAGCCTCATCGAGTTCCGCCGCCGCATCTCGGCCTGGCAACATGGCGTGCTGGTCTATCAGCTCTGCCGCGCCGTCTGGGTGCGCTGGATGGACACTGCTGTGTTGTCAGGTGCCTTGGACTTCGCTGGCTACGACAGCCAGCGCCGCCAATATCAGGCCTGCGCCTGGCTGCCCACGAAATGGGACTGGATTGATCCGATGAAGGACGCCTCGGCCGAGATCCTGCAGATCGAAGCGGGCCTGAAATCTCGCACGCAGGCCTTGGCAGAGCGTGGGTGCGACGCCGAGCAGGTCGACCGCGAAATCGCCGCCGAGCGGAAACGCGAAGCGGCGCTGGGTCTCGACTTTCGCCGTCCGGGTTCCCCGGCGCAGGGGCCGAGCGAAGGCAGCAAGACGGGTGAGGATCCCAACGCAGAAAAGGACGATGAGGCCGACGACACCGGCGACGAGAAATCTGACCCGAAGGAGGGCGCATGATGCACCACGCGCAAATCGCCCAGCGCGCTTTCAACACGCCATTGATGGTGGACCCGGCCAAGGCGCTGGCCTTCCTGTCCGGTCTGGGCCCACGCATCACCGGACAGGAAATCACCTTCCAAGGGCTGGAGGTCGACGCATCCGATCAAGCAACGGCCACACTGCCAGCCCGCGCCTCGCTGTTCGGGAACGATCTCGCCCAGCGGCACCAGCGGAACGGCACCCAGCCCTTTACGTTGGTCGATGGCATCGCCGTGATCGAAATCGCGGGCACACTTGTGTACCGTGGCGCGTGGATCGGGCAATCCTCTGGCCTCACCTCCTACGAGGGCATTGCGGCCCAACTGCAGGCGGCGCTGGCCGATCCTGGCGTTCGCGGTATCGCACTGGACATCGACAGCTTCGGCGGCGAAGTCGCAGGGGCCTTCGATTTGGCGGATCGCATCCGAGCGGCCCGGGCGCAAAAGCCGGTCCACGCCTTTGTCGCCGAACATGCGCTGTCGGCTGGCTATGTCCTCGCCTCCCAGGCCGAGCGAGTCATCCTTCCGCGCACCGGTGCTGTCGGCAGTATCGGCGTCGTGGCGCTGCACACAGATATGAGCGGCGCGCTCGATCAGAAAGGGATCGCCGTCACGCTGATCCATGCCGGGGCCCACAAGATCGATGCGAACCCGTACCAGCCCCTGTCCGAAGCTGTGCACGACCAGATGCAGCGCGAGTTGGAGGTTGTGCGGTTCCTCTTTGCAGAAACCGTCTCTGCCGGTCGTGGTGATCGGCTGACCCATGAAGCCGCGGCGGCCACCGAAGCTGCGGTCTTCCGCGGGGCCGACGCCATCGCTGCTGGTCTGGCCGACGATCTCGCCGATCCCGTCGCCGCCTTCCACGCCTTCGCCGCCGCACCCCGCGGCTCCAGTTCCTCCAACAGAAAGGGTCCACAGATGACCACCACGCCCACAGAAACCCCGAACCCGACACCGGTTGCCGCTCCTCTGGCGGCAATGCCTGCGGTCGCGGCCGCGCCAGACGCACCGGCTGCGGCGGCCGATGCTGCGCCCAGCGCCATGACCGCTGACGCTGTGCGTGCCGAAGCCGCCGAGGTAGCGCAGGTTTGCGCGCAGGCCGACCGGCTCGGCGTGACCATCGACGCGGCCGACGCGGTCAGCAAGGGTCTGAAGCCCGAGGCCCTGCGCGCTAGGGTTCTGGCCGATCTTGCCGCCCGCAGCGATGCGGCGGGCATCATCGCGACTGCCCCCGCGGCGGCAGCTGCCAAAGACAGCCCGATCATCGCTGCCGCCAAGAAGGCTGCGACCGACGCCAAACGCTGAGCCAGCGCCCCTTCCCCACCCCAGAACATGGAGACTGACAAATGCCCGTCCTGACGGAACAGCCCAGCATGGGCGATGTCCTCAAATATGAGGTCAACCCGAACTACACCCGCGAGGTGATCACCCTGCTGCAAGGCCAGCCCTACCCGGTCGGTTCGGTGCTGGGCAAGATCACCGCCAGCGGCAAATACAAGCTGGCCACCAGTGGCGGCAGCGACGGCGCGCAGACCGCGACCGCCGTCCTGCTCTATGCGGTCGATGCCACGCTTGCCGATGCTGTCGGCATTGTCGTTGCCCGTGGCCCCTCGATCGTCTCGCGTGCGGGCCTCGCCTATGACGCCACTGTCGATGACGGCGCCAAGATCACCACCAAGATCGGCCAGCTTGCCGCCGTGGGCATCATCGCCCGCGATGGCGTCTGACGCACGAGCTCTGACGCTTGGCGTCGCCACCCCGCCCCCTCTTTCCC